GCCGTTCTGAGGCTCAGGCACTGCGTGGCGACCTGTATAGTGACGCGTCAGGTCCCCATCGTCTAGCGGCCTAGGACACCGCCCTTTCAAGGCGGCAGCGCGGGTTCGAATCCCGTTGGGGATGCCACACCATCCCGGCTTGTCACGCCGGGAATCACGCGGCCAGACCACCCCCGACCCCACCCGGGCTGGGGAACGATTTGGGAACACGAGCCGCGAGAGCATCCTTCCGGGCACTCTCCAACGCATCCGCGACCACGTCCAGACGGTCCGGGAACAAATGACCGTACAAGTCCAGCGTCATCGTCGCCGACTTGTGGCCAAGCATCTGCTGCACCACCTTCACATCCGCGCCCGAAGCGATCGCCAGCGAGGCCGCCGTATGCCGGAACTCGTGCGGATGGAACCCCGGCACCCCGACCGACTTAGCCGCCTCGGTGAGCGCAGCCCGCTGGAACACCCGCGCGCGCAACACCGCGCCCCTCGGGCCGGTGAACACCAGATCGCCTGGACCCTTCCCGGCGACGTGCGCCTCGAGCTCCCCCGCCAAGAACCGGGGCAGCGGCACCTCGCGCCGCTCGTGCGTCTTCGGCGCACCCCACACCATCACGCCCTTCACCGGGGTCACCGACTCGGACACCACGATCCGCCGGCGCGTCACGTCCAGCCGCGACACCCGCAACGCCGCCACCTCACCCCAACGCAGACCCGTGTAGCCGAGGACCAGAACCAGTAGTCGCCACCACTCCCCCACCGCGCCGGACAGCTCGTCCACCTGGTCGTGCGTCAGGAAGCGCATCTCGCGGTGCGCCACCCTGGGCAGGGACACGCCCTTGGCCGGGTTGCGGGACAGCCGCCCAGCCTTCACCGCGTAGTCGAGGGCCTGGGACAGTACCCGGTGGACCTTGCGGACGGTGGCCGGCTCGCGGTCGATGCCGTTGAGCCATTCCTGCACGGCCTCGTGGCGCAGATCGGCGAGCTTCGTCGCGTCCCACCGCGGCCTGATGTGGGCCCGGATCGCCCCCTCGTACCGGTCGCGGGTCGATGGGGTCAGGTTCGCTTTGCCGGCGAGCCACCGGTCGCACCAGTCAGCCACCGTCACCTCGGCCAACTGCGGGTCGATCAGCGTGCCGGCATCTTTCGCGGTCTCCACCTGCCGCTTGAATCGCTGCGCGGTCGTCTTCGCGGTGAAGGTCGAAGACCTGGCCTTGCCCTCGGCGGTGCGGTACTTCACCTGCCACGACACCGCGCCGGTGCGGGGCGACACTCGCCTATGGATGCTCGCCATCAGGCTGTCCTTTCCGCCCTCGCGGTGTCCCTGCGGTCCGCCAGCAGCCGGCACTCCACCGGGTGCGCGGCGATCACCTCGGGGTCGTCAATGGCTCGCACGGCCATCTGCGCGAGCCGCGTCGGGCTCAGGCCCGTCTCCACTGCCAGGTCGGCCCAGTCCCGCCGCAACGCTGAGGCGAGCAGGTCATGTGGGCTACACGCGCCATTCAAGGTGGTCACCGGCTTCGTTGTCGTACTCGATGGTGGCGACCTTCGTGCTCTTCTCGACCTCGAACACAACCCAGCCCTTGGCGCAGTCGCCGGTGTTCAGCTTGCGGTCGCCCACGATGAACGGGTACTGCGGCTTCGGGTCGTAGGTGTACGTCTCGGTGGAGGCAGTGAACTGGCCCGACTCGGCATCGACCAGCGACCAGGGGTCCCAACTCGGCCCGATCGGGTCTGGGTTGGAGACGTTGCACATCTTGATCAGTGCGGCCATGGCGGGGTTGTCCCGGTCGCTGTTCTTCATCACCTTCAGTTGCAGGGCCTGCACCGTGATGGCCCCGGCCGCGAGGTCGGCGGTGTCGCCCAGATTCAGGGTCGAGTCGCTCGGCGTCGGGGTCGGCGCCGCAGATGACTCAGTGCTGGTTGCTGTCGGGCTGACGCTTGCGACCGGCGACGCCGCAGGCGGGGCTGAGCAGCCAGCGAGCATCAGGCAGGCGGCCGCGGTCGCGAGGGTTCGGTTCATCGGTTCTCCAGTCGGTTCTTCAGGTAGGCCCGTTCGGCGGGATGCAGGTGGTTGAGTCTCACGGTAAGGGTGTCGGGGTCGACGTGCAGCAGTTCCGCCACGTGCCCCAGATGATCGGACTCCGCCAGTGCCTCGCCGAGCCCCCTGACGCCGATCAGCCGGCGCGCCGCGGCTTTCTCCACGGCCAGGTCCTCGCGGGCCGCAAGCACGGCGTCACGCGGGACGGGTCCCCGTTCGATGTGGATCAGCTCGTGCTGCAGAGTGCAGCGTTGTGAGGCGGCTGGGCAGCGCGGGTCGATAGTGATGGTCATCGTCGGCCACACGGTCTCGCCCAGTAGGCGCCCCGGCAGTGGCCGGTACTGCAATCTCCAGCCGTCCGGCAGATCCCCCTCCATGGTGAGAGATCATGCCGGGCCGCTCTGACAGGTCAGTCGTCGGCTTTCGGGACGTCGCCCTCGCGGGCCGCGCGCGGCCACTCGGCCCCTGGGCCTAGCGTCTTCTCAGCCTCAGCGTCGCCAGCATCATCACTACCGCCTTTCTCCTGTTGTGCTGTATTCAGACGAGCCGCCCGTTCCGCCAGCCTTCGATCGAGTTCTTCGATCAGTTCGCGGTCGCTCAACTGTGCGCCGGGCCGGGCAGCCCTGATCTCCGCTTCAACGCCATCATCGGGCCACTGGCCGGCGTATCGCTGACCCTGAATCTCGTACAGCTCGACCGCAGCGCCACCCCTCCCAGCAGCGCTGAGATCGTCCTGGGTGAGGTTCAGCACGTCTGCGATGCGTGCGAGCGTTAGGTCCGGCGCGCTCACGGCAACGAACTGACCAGCGCCAACTGAGGCATACCCGTTGATGATCTGTCGCAGTCGACCTTCGGACATCTCGGCAAGCGCGGCGACCCGCCTCTGGCTCATCCCAGACCGCTTGATGGCCTGACGTAGTAGGTGCGCCTCGGGCGGTGGTGTCGGCTTCTCCATGTCTCCCAGCATGCACGCGAACTTGTGCGAACGCGAGTGCCGCACGCTGCGCCGATCTTCGCAATCTCACGACTGTAGTTCAGGATCGCACCTTGTGAACCGATAGTACGCAGCATGTTCGTGCGTATTGCTTGCAGTTCGCAGTCATTCGCAGTACGGTTGCGTACATGGTGAACATCCCCCGAGGGCATCGCATGAGCCCCCTTGATCACGACCCCGAGGCACTTCAGTACGCGCTCGACAAGTCGGGGTTGAAGCAAAAGGAATTCGCGGCAGCCATCGGCAAGAGTCAGTCGCTCGTCTCGGAGATGCTCAAGGGAACCAGGAACGCCACCCCTGACGTGATCCAGCGCATGGCCAGCGTGCTCAACTGTCCGGTCGTCGTGCTTGAGCGGAAGCGCGTGGCATGACCATCACCGCCACCGAACCGATGACCGCCGACGAGGCTCGCCGGATCACCGAGCGCATCCGCACGGCGCTGGACCGCTTCTCAACCTCGTGGGCAGACCTCGCCGAGCGGGTGGGGGAAGCATACGAACGCCGTGCTGATCTCGCTCTTGGCTACGGCTCGTGGGCTGAGTACGCGAGCGCCGAGTTCAAGCCTGCTGAGGGGCTGGCGGCGTCCGTCCGACAGCAAGTCGTCGGGCTGCTCTCCGCGCAGGGCATGAGCGTGCGCGCAATCGCACCGGTCGTTGGTCTCGGCAAGTCGCAGGTCTCCGAGATCAGGTCTCAGGTGTCCGGTCACCGGACACCTGAGACTGGCCGGATCGCCACCGCCAACGGCGTGGTGGTCGCTGAGGTCGAGCACCACGACCCTCGGACCGAGTGCCTGTCGGTGATCTACCGAGCATGGAACGCGCGCCGCGCGGGAAAGAGCCTCCGGCTGCTTCGTGTCAGTAGCCCCAAGGGAGGGATCGTCCCGGTCCCGGAGCCGAAATGACCAACGACGACGAGATCCTGACGACCGCCGAGGTCGCAGCACTCACGAAGCTCCCGCTCGGCACCCTCCGCTACTGGCGGCACCTGAACGTGCACGCGCAGCCGCACGAACACATCGGCCCCCGCAGCTTCAAACTCGGCCCCCGCCGAGTCGCCTACAAGCGCAGCGACGTCGAGGCGTGGATCGCCCGCCAGTACCAGGCCGCCTAGCCCACCAAACAACGAACCGGGGCACCCCCACCAGCCAGCAAGCCGAGGGGCACCCCGAGAACGAAAGGAAGCCTACCCATGAGCACCACCATCACCATCGACCCCACCGCCGCGAGTCCCGGGACACCCATCCTGACCGCGACCCAATGGGAAGTGGCCAACGCCGCCGGCCGCTACCAGGGCCTGATCTACCGGTACGACGGCGAGTTTCATGCCCTCGGCAGCCGCCACATCGACGGGCAGGGTTACACGACGGTCCTCGACGCCAGCTTCGCCACGCTCGGCGAGGCGGCCACAGCGATCATGGCGGCCCAGAAGTGACTGGCCTGGTGCTCGCCTTGAGCGGGCTGGATCTGCTGTGGGGGTTCGTCGCCGCGGTCCTTTTCCTTGCCGTGCTGGGCCGGATCTGCCGGGGTGCGCGATGAGCAGCATGGCGAACGACGTGTTCCTCGACTGGCAGCGCGCGGTCCTGGACGACTACGTGCGGGACGAACCGGACGACGACGAGCAGATCGCCGCGTTCCTCGCCGAAGCGGACAAGCTCGCAGATCGGTTCGAGGCAGGCCCCGACCCTCGCACGGCCGACGCCGGAGCGGTGACGTTCTGATGACCAGCCCGAAGTACGCCGCCCAGGTGCCCGGGAAGGGCCGCTGGTACACACACCCGGAGACCGGGGAGACGTGGCCGTCGATCACGAACATACTCGACGTCGCTGTCAGCAAGCCGGCGCTCGTGCCTTGGGCGGCGAAGGTGACCGCGACGAAAGCGTGGGACGAGCTGCCGCGCATGGTGGCGCTGTCCCGCAGCCGCCAGGTGTGCAGCCCGAAGCGGGCCGCGGACCGGTGTGGGAAGTGCCGGGACTGCCTGGACCGGGAGATCAAGGGCGAGCACAAGTTCGCGAAGGACGTGGCCGCCGACCTCGGGTCACGGGTGCACGCCCTAGCTGAGGCCTATGTGCTCGGCAAGCCGACTGCGGCCGACGCGGAGGCGGAGCCGTTCGTGGAGCAGTTGCTGCGGTTCTACGTCGACTGGGGCGTCAACCTCGAAACCGACATCGAGGCGGCCGAGTGCACGGTGATCAACCGCAGGCACGGCTACGCCGGGACCGGTGACGTGTTCATGTGGCTGCCGGTCGGCCCGGGCGGCGCGCGGCGGCTGCTGGTCGTGGACTACAAGACGTCCAGCACCCGGCCGGTCACCAGCGTGTACCCGGAGCACGGCATGCAGACGGCGGCGCTGGCGAAGGCGGAGACGGTGCTGCTGGACGACGGCACGGAGATCCCGATGCCGAAGCCGATCACCGGCACCGCGATCCTCAACCTCCGCGCCGACTCCTACGCACTGGTCCCGATGCCACTGGCCGGGACCGTCACCGATGCGTTCGTCGCGTTCTGTGGGGCGCTCAAGACCGCCACCTATCTGCATTCCTGCTACGGCGTGAAGCCGCAGCCGATCGAACCACCCACCACCGAGAAGGGGGAAGCGGCATGAGCCGCATTCTGAATCGCCAGCGGCAGCTCGCCGAGCAGGGCCGGTTGAGGCTCGGCTACACGCTGACCAGCCAGAAGGGCAAGACGTACCCGAAGGCGTCCCACACCTGGGTCATCACCAGCCACTCGAAGGAGCACGTCGAGGCCGCCGCGGCGCTGTGGGGCGGCCAGGTGGAGGAATGGCAGCCGCAGGGCAACGGGGCGAAGCAGTGGCGGGTCATCACCGGCGCCGCCGCCATCGACGCGATCCTGCCGCCCGGCGACCCGCTGTCGCAGGCCTACGAGATGTGGAACCGCGGCGGGTGTGTGCGCCGCTGCGATGGTGTCACCGAGCAGCTGTCGGGCTCGCCCTGCGCGTGTTTCGCCGAGTTCGGCGAGGAGTGGTTCGAGCAGAAGCAGGGCATGGTGTGCGACTCGAAGAGCCGCCTGAAGGTGCTGCTGCCCGACATGCCGGGCTTGGGTTCGTGGCGGGTCGAGACCGGCTCGTACTACGCGACGGACGAGATCGCCGGCATGGTCGATGTGATCCGGGGCGCGGTGGGCGACAGCGTGATGGTGCCGGTGCGGCTGCGGATCGAGCCTCGTACGCGTGTGGCGGGCGGGGAGACGAAGCAGTTCGTGGTGCCGGTGCTCGAACTGCGGGACGTGACGGCGGGTGCGCTGCTGGCTGGCCAGTACTCGGGATTGGCGTCGATCGAGCAGGGCCGCTCGCAGCAGGCGGCGATCGAGGCGGCACCGCGGCTCGACTACGTGCAGTTGTCCGGCATGGCTGAGTCGCTGGACGAGGTGCGGAACTTGTGGCGGCACGCCCAGGACGCCGGGCTGTTGACCGAGGAGTTGAAGCAGGTGCTCACGGCGGCCGGGCAGCGGCTGTCCGCACCGGTCACGCCGGCCGGGCAGGACGCCGACGTCGATCCGGACGCGGCCTGGCAGGAGTTGTTGGCTGCGGCGGGCCGCCTGGGTTGGTCGCAGTCGGTGCTCGCGGAGTCGTTCGTGGAGTGGTCGAGGGGTGTGGCTCTGGAGGACGCGGAGCCTCGTTCGTGGGCGGAGTTCACCGTCGAGATGAACGGCGGTGCGGCGGCATGAGCGCGAGGATCTTGACCGCGATCCACGTCGACGGGGGCTCGATCATCCTCACCGTCGGCATGTGCGAGGTGACGCTAACGCCGGCCCTTGCGCGAAGGCTCGCCCGAGTCCTTCACCGCACTGCCCGCGAAGCTGAGCGGCGCGAGGACCAGGCGATGGCCGATGGCGGTGTGCGATGAGCTGGCGTGACCGTCCCATGGCCGGATTCGACCTCGAAACCACCGGTGTCGACGTCGAGACCGCGCGCATCGTCACCGCCTGCGTCGGGCTCGCCACAAAGCAAGGCTGGTCAGCCCGCAACTGGCTGCTCCGCCAGGACGAGCCGATCCCCGCCGAGGCCACCGAGATCCACGGCATCACCACCGAGTACGCCAACCAGTGCGGCACCGACCCCGCCAGCAGCCTCCCCGAGATCCGCGACGACCTGTACAAGGCGTGGCAACTCGGCATGCCGGTCGTCGCCTACAACGCCGTGTTCGACCTGACGATCCTCGACCGCGAACTGCGCCGCCACAACCTCGGCGGGCTCGACATCCGGGGACCGGTGCTCGACCCGCTGGTGATCGACAAGGCCCTCGACCGGTACCGCAAGGGCTCCCGCAAGCTCATCGACACCTGCACCTACTACGGCGTCGCACTGTCGGCCGACGACGCGCACGGCGCCGAAGCGGACGCCCGCGCGGCGGCCCGGCTGGCGTGGAGGCTCGCCGGCAAGCCGTGGCGGGGCACCACCGGGCGCGGCCAGTTCATGGCGATGTGCGGCACCCCGCTGCGCGAGCTGCACGCCTGGCAGGCCGAGCAGTACCGGCAGCAGCGCGAATCCTTCGCCGCCTACCTCGCGTCGAGGGACGAGCAGCTCGACGACCCGTCCACCGACTGGCCGCTGCGGCCCGTCCCGAACCCAGCCACCACGACCGCCAGCCGGAGGGGCGCGGCCTGAGTGGCATCCCCGGCTGGCCCGATCGGGGGGTCGGGCCAGCCAGCCAAGCAAACCAGAAGAAAGGAAACCCACCATGAAGGCAGTCAAGGGCTTCAACCCCGACCTCACGTGCGACCCGACCGGCACCGCGCCGTTCCAGTTCGTTGAGGGCGAGACCTACGACCTCGGCAGAGACGCCGTCGTGTGCAAGCGCGGATTCCACGCGGTCACCATGCCGATCGAGGTCTTCAGCTACTACCCGCCCGCGACGTCGGTGTACCACGAGGTCGAGGTGGACGACAACGCGCAGACCCACCACCAGGACTCCAAGGTCGCGAGCCGGCGGATCACTATCGGTGCCCGCGTCAGCATCGCAGGGCTGGTGAAGGCTCAGTTCGCGGCAATCTGGGAGAAGTGCACGCTCGAGCCTGGCTCGTCCGCCACCGGCTACTCCGGGGCTGCGTCCGCCACCGGCGACCGCGGGGCTGCGTCCGCCACCGGCTACTCCGGGGCTGCGTCCGCCACCGGCGACTACGGGGCTGCGTCCGCCACCGGCGACCGCGGGGCTGCGTCCGCCACCGGCGACTACGGGGCTGCGTCCGCCACCGGCAACCGCGGGGCTGCGTCCGCCACCGGCAACCGCGGGGCTGCGTCCGCCACCGGCTACTCCGGGGCTGCGTCCGCCACCGGGTCCGACTCAGTCGCCATGGCGTCCGGATACCGAGGTCGTGCGAAAGGGGCGGAGGGCTGCGCGCTCATGCTCGTGGAACGAGACGCCGACATGCACATCGTCGCAGCCAAGGCTGTGATCGTCGGCCGCAAGAGCAACGGCCGTCTCGTGAAGGCCGACACCTACTACGGGCTGATCGGTGGCCGCGTGGTGGAGGTTGACGAGTCTGGCGAGGCGGTCGAGTCGTGAGTGGCCTCCGGCTGAAGGTGTGGATCAGCGCACCGAGCTTGGCCGTCATCGCTGGTATCTCGGTCGCGTTCCTCCTGCTGAAGCTCCTGGGTGTGCTGGGTTGGGACTGGGTATGGATCGTCGCACCGCTGTGGATCACGATGGGGCTTTGCCTGTTCCTGGCGGCCGTGCTGGTCGTGGTTGGCTTCTTGCCGATTAGCCCAGCGCCGGGGACACGCTGGTGGTGGGTCCGATGAGACTGAAAATCAGCGATGCAGCCGCATTCACCGACGCGGTCGCCTGGGTGGCGAAGCACATCAACCCTCGCACCCACATCCCGGTCCTGAACACGGTACGGCTCACCGCCACCGAGGCGGGCTTCAGCATCAGCGCGTACGACTACGACACCTCCGCCACCGTGCATCCCATCCCCGGCGTGATCGTGGCGGAGCCCGGCGGTGCGGCGGTGGGCGGGGTGATGCTCGCCCAGCTCGCCGCCACGGTGCGTCCCGACCGGGTCGAAGTGGACGGCGGCACCGGGCTGCGGCTCACGTCGCGGCGCAGCAACGCCCGCCTGCCGCTCGCCAAGACCGCGGACCTACCGGCCCTCCCCGACCCACCCAAGGCGACGCTCGCCGTTGCGGGCCACGAGCTGGCGCGCAGCATCACGCAGCTCGCACCCATGTGCTGCGACCCGACCATCAAGGTGGAGGTGTCCGGGATCCACCTCCACATGGCCGGCCGTGGGCTGCTCGCCCTGGAAGCGACAGACCGGTACCGGATGGCCAGGCACCTGATCGAGGTGGACGGCGACCTTGGTGTGGACGAGGTGACGGTGCCGCCGGCGCCCCTGCTTGCCGCGGTGCGCGGCTGGTCGGACGCGCCCGCCACGATCGGCACGACCGGCTCGATCGTCGCCCTGGCGCAGGGGCCGCGAACCACCACGGTGTCGACGATCGCGTCTGGGTTCCCGAGCTTCGACCAGATCCTCGACGCGGACACGCCGCTGTCGATGCAGGTGGACGGCGACCAGCTGCGGGCCGCCTTGAAGGCTGCCGCCACGGCGGCCCGGGTGGTCGACCTGGACATGGGCGAGGTCCTGACGGTGCGCGCCGCGAACGACGAGAAGGGTGAGCGGCTCGCCGACTGGGAGACCGCCCTGGACTACCAGCCTGACTTGTCAGGTGTGGAGGACTGCAAGCGGGTGAACGCCGGGTTCTTGGCGTCCTGCATTGAGGCGGTCGATGGGCCGGAGGTGACGTTCGGGTTCTACGGCCCGGGCGGCCGGCGGCTCCTGCAGGTGAACCGTGGCCAGCAGAGAACGGCCGCGTTGATGGCGATCAGAAAGGACTAGACGATGGCCAGACCTCTTGACGGTGTCCTGTTGGACGCCACCGTGAACGGGCGCCGACCTCGGGTTGAGCGGCAGCCCGAGAGCCACCACTGCGAGGGCTGCGACCCCGAGATCGCGTGCGAGGGCGTGTCCGTTGCCGACGCGGTCGATGCGGTGACCCGCTGGCACGACGACAAGCATGCCGGTGCGTTCGGGTTCTGCGACCTCGAACCGTGCCGCGCCGTCCGGACGGCGGTCGAACCGTGAGCGCCGCAGGTCGAAAGTACGAGCACTCGGAGCCCCGCGAGGTCCGGCACGAGGCCCCGCTGGTCGGCGCGTTCCGGGCTGTGCTGGTGGTTCTCGCGTTCATCGCCCTGGTGTGGCTGATCACGCTGATGGCGTACGCGGGGTGGGTGCGATGAGAATCCTCGCCATCGACCCCGGCAACGCCGAGTCCGCGGTCGTCGTGATCGAAGATCTACGCCCAGTCGACGTGTGCATCAAGCCCAACAAGCAGATCCTCGAATGGCTGGCCTACACCAGCCCCGATCTTGCGGTCATTGAGATGGTCGCCAGCTACGGCATGGCGGTGGGCGCCACCGTGTTCGAGACCTGCGTGTGGGCGGGACGGTTCCAGCAGGAACTCTGGCGGGCCGACATCGACGTGCGGCTCGTGAAGCGGCTGCCCGTGAAGCTCCACCACTGCCACGACTCGAAGGCCAAGGACAGCAACATCATCCAGGCGTTGATCGACAGGTTCACCTCCGGGCAACCCAACCGCGGCAAGGGCACCGTGAAGAGCCCCGGCTGGTTCTTCGGGTTCAAGGACGACATCTGGCAGGCCTACGCCCTCGCCGTGTACGCCGCCGACACCCTCGTCGCGACGGAGGCGGCATGAACTACGCCGACTTCCTCGCCAGCAAGCGGCGCCAACCCCCAACCTCCGGCATCCACGTCCACCCCGACGAACTGCTCACCGCGCCCCACCTGTTCCCGTTCCAGCGGCAGATCGTCGCCTGGGCAGTCGGGCGCGGCCGCGCCGCCGTGTGGGCCGACACCGGACTGGGCAAGACCCGGATCGAGGTGGCGTGGCTGGACCAGATCCTCGCCACCACCCCCGGGAGAGGCCTCATCCTCGCCCCGCTCGGCGTCACCCAACAGACCATCCGCGAAGCCGCACGCATGGGCATCACGGTCCAGTACGTCCACAACCAGGCCGAGGCTGACGCCACCAGCAATCGACTCCTCATCACCAACTACGAGCGCCTCGACAAGCTCGACACCGCCCGGTACGCCGCGGTGGCGCTCGACGAGTCGTCCATCCTGAAAGCGTTCAGCGGGGTCACGAAACGGGCCCTCGTCGAACGGTTCAAGACGACCCGCTTCCGGCTATCCGCCTCCGCCACCCCCGCCCCCAACGACCTGGAGGAACTCACCAACCACGCCGACTTCCTCGGCATCATGACCAGCCAGGAGATGCGATCCACGTTCTTCATCGCCGACAGCCGTGGCGAGTTCATGAAGTACCGACTCAAGGGCCACAGCCCACCGTTCTCGTCGACCTACACCTACAGCCCGTCCGAGCGCGACCTCGGCAACGTGTCGAGCGACGGCCAGTTCTGGGACCAGTTCAGCTTCATCTCCCGCGAACTGCTGCGCGTCATGAAGCCCGGTCGACTCGTCGCCATGCACGTCGCGAACCTGCCCGCCTACAAGAACACGCACGGCTACTCCGGCCGCCGCGACTTCCGGGGCGACACCATCCGCCACTTCGAGCAGGCCGGGTTCTTCTACCACTCCGAGTTCACGATCGACAAGAACCCGCAGGCCCAGGCGATCCGTACTCATAGCCACGGCCTGCTGTTCGCCCAGCTGCAGCGCGACGCGGCCGCCATGTGGCAATGCTGGGCCGACTACGTGGTGGTGATGCGCACCCCTGGTGACAACCAGGTGCCCGTCCAGACCGACCTCACGCAGGAGGACTGGATCGAGTGGGCGCACGCCACTTGGCCCGAGTTCGGCGGAACGGAGGTCGATCAGGCGTCCGCCGAATGGGCCTACGAGCTCACCTCGCAGGTGTGGTACGGCATCCGGGAGACCGACGTGCTGGGCGCCCACGAGGCCCGAGAGAACGATGACGAGCGCCACCTGTGCCCGCTGCAGCTCCCGGTCATCGAACGGTGCGTCCGGCTGTGGTCCAACCCCGGAGAGGTCGTGCTGTCCCCGTTCGCCGGCATCGGATCGGAAGGCGTGGGTGCGCTCCGTAACGGCCGCCGGTTCGTCGGGATCGAGCTGAAGCCCGCCTACTTCCGGGTGGCCAGACGCAACCTGGCGGCCGCTGAGCACGCCGGCAAGGCCGAGACGCTATTCGGTGAGGCGCTCTGATGCTCACCCTCAGCACCGACCTGGACTGCATCGACCTGTACTGCGGCGCCGGGGGTGAATCCACCGGGCTCGTAGAAGCCGGCTGGAACATCAAGGTTGCCGCCAACCACGACGAGGTCGCGATCGCCACCCACGCGGCGAACCACCCCAACACCGAGCACCTGTGCGCCGACGTGCAGACCATCGACTTCCGCTACCTGCCCCGCACCCGCGCCCTGTGGGCATCCCCCATCTGCACCGAAGTCAGCCCCGCCGGCGGCAAGAGCAAGCGCCGCCAGGGCGGCCCCAGCCTGTTCGAGGAGTACGGCCACGTGCCATCCGCAGCGTTCGAGCGGACCCGGGTCACGTTCTGGGAGGTCCTGCGCGCGGTCGAGGTGTGGCGCTACGAGGTCGTGTTCATCGAGAACGTGGTCGAGAGCTTCGATTGGGAGCTGATGCCCACCTGGATGGCCGGCATGGAAACCCTCGGGTACACCGTCCAGATCGTGTGCGTCTCAGCCGCCCACGTCGGCGGCGAACACAACCCGAACGCACCCCAGTACCGGTCCCGGATCTTCCACGTGTGGCGCCGCAAAGGCATGGCCCCGTTCCAGCTCGACCTCACCCCGCCCGCCTGGTGCGCCGAGCACGGCGTGGTCGAAGGGCTGCAGGCATGGAAGCCCACCAAGAACCCGAAGGGGTGGCGTGGACAGCGGGTCGGCAAGTACGACCAGCAATACCTGTACGCCTGCCCACGGTGCGGAAAGCGAGCCGAGCCGTACGTGATGCCGGCCGCCGAGGCGATCGACTGGACGAACCTCGGCCAGCGGATCGGTGACCGGAAACGGCCCCTCGCTACCAAGACGATGCGCCGCGTCGAAATGGGCCTCGACCTGATCTCCAACCCGGTCGTCGTGGCGGCCGCCGGCAACACATGGGACTCTGCGGCCGGGTCCGGCAACCACTACCTGCGGGCCACCAGCCCCGACAGCTGGCCGCTCGCCGCCCAGACCGGCACCGCGCAACTCGGCATCGCCGGGTTCATCGTGCCCGCCGGCGGTTCCTGGCGGGACACACCAGACCTCCTCACCGAACCCATGCGGACCCGCACCACCAGTGACAACGACGCCCTCGTCCTCGCCCCAGAGGCCGCGCGCTTCCTGATGAGCGTCAACCACGACACCCCCCGCTACGCGGACCCCGACCATCAGCCATTCTCCGCTCGCACCACCAAGATGGGCGACGCCCTCGTGATGGCCGAACCGTTCGTCACCATGCTCCGCAACCACGGCCGCTCCCACCCCGTCACCGACGCGCTACCCACCTTCACCGGCCACGGCTTCCACCACGCCCTCGTCGTCCCGTTCAGACGCGGTGCCACCCCACACAGCACCAGAACCCCGCTGTCCACCATGGCCACCCACACCCAACACGGCCTCATGCTCACCCCCGAGCGTCCCGCGATCGAAGACTGCTGGTTCAGGATGCTCACCCCCCGCGAGAGCGCCAACGCCCAGCGATTCCCCAAGGACTACAAGATCCTCGGCACCCGCGGCCACCAGCAGCTCCAGGCAGGCAACGCGGTCCCCGTCAACGTGGCCCACTGGCTCGGCGCCAGCGTCGCAGAAGGACTCGACGCAGCATGACCCGCTACGACCAGCTGGTCCACGCCCTCGCCTCCGGCGACATCGAGAGCGCGCTCGTCTTCTGGCGATCCAAGCAATGGACCGACCAAGAACGCCGCCGGGTCGAACGACTGCTCCGAACCGCCACCCAAATGCGGGTCGAGGTCCTCCCATGACCGGACAGCCATACGACGCGCCCAGACCCGACCACACCTGCCACCGGCACCCCGCAGGCAGCCGCACCTGCTACAACCGCTGCGAATGCCGCTGCCGGTCCTGCTGCGACGCCGCCACCCGCTGGCAAGCCCACCAAACCGCCGGACACCACCAACGCGTCCCCGGCGACCTCGTACTCGCACACATCGCCCGGCTCAACCACGCGGGCATGACCAACCCCGATATCGCCCACCACGCCCACATCAGCCCAGCCACCATCAGCAACCTCGCCGCCGGCCGCACCCACAGCATGAACCGGGCCGCCGCCACAGCCATCCTCAACGTGCAGCCAGCCACCAGCCAGCACGGCTGGATCGACGCCACCGGCACCACCCGGCGACTCCAAGCCCTCGCCCGCCTCGGCCACGACAGCGCCACCCTCGCACCCCTGCTCGGCGTCAACCCGCGCCGCGTCGAACGCCTCCGGCGCGGCGAAAAGCCCGTCGTGCACGCCACCGTCGCCGCCCGCGTCGACCAGACCTACCGGGCCCTCAACATGACCCCCCGCACCGGCTGGCAGGCCGACAGGGCCCGCAACATCGCCACCCGGAAAGGCTGGCAGCCACCCCTCGCCTGGGACGACGGAAACGGGCCACACGGCATCGACAACCCGAACGCCACACCCGCCCCAGCAGGCCGCGGACAGAGCCTCGACGACTACCTGTGGCTCGCCGAAAACGGTACCCCGCTCGCCGACATCACCACCCGCTGCGACGTCACCCGCGACGCCATCTACAAGGCCCTCCGGCGAGCCGGACGACTTGACCTGTGGCAACGAATCACAAGAACGGAGGCCGCCTGATGCCGTGGTTCAAGGTGGACGACAACCTCGCCTTCCACGCCAAGGCAGTAGCCGCTGGGAATGCGGCCATGGGCCTATGGGTCCGAGCCGGATCGTGGGCCTCCCAGCAGCTCAACGACGGGTACGTGCCCGCCCACGTTGCGGCCCTACTCGGCACCCCGCAGCAGGCAGCGAAGCTCGTCAAGGTGGGGCTCTGGCATGAGGTCGACGGAGGGTTTTCCTTCCACGAATGGGAGGAAAGGAACCCGAAAAAGGAGCAAATCGAGATCGAAAGAGCCGCAGCACGCGAACGAATGAGGGAGATTCGAGCGCGCAAAAAGCGGCAGAACCACGCAAACCCCCTAGTGAGCGGGGGCCGTTCGCATGAAGTTCCGCGAACCGGCTCAGACCCGTTCGCCAACCCCGACCCGACCCGACCCGACCCGACCCATACATCAGTGGTCACCACCAATGCCAAACGTCAAGTAGCTAACGCGCAAGACGCCGACGCTTGGCCTTGGGAGGCTCCACGATGAACCGCGCCGAAGCCGAACAGATCGCCAGCGCCATCACCCACATCCGCCCCGACTGGCTCCGCACCAGCCTCATCACCATGCTCGCCCGCCACCACCACCGGCCAGCCAGAGACGTCGCCCTCGCCCTCATCTGGGTCGCCTACGACCCCGACACCCGCGGCCCCGGACGCATCGACGCAGACGGCCCCTGGTGGCACACCAGCCGACTCGCCGCCACCGACCAAGACACCCGACCCCCCTACCTCGCCGACACCCGCTGCCCCAAACACGGCGACCGCGAACCCTGCCTGCCCTGCCAACGCGAAGCAGCCGGCACACCAGCCACCCCCGAACGCATCCGCCAAATCCGCGAGCAATACCGCGCCACAACCACCCAGGATGACCAGTGAACGACCATGCGACCATCACGACCGGTCGGCAGTCACGCGCGCAAACCGGGCCGGTTCGGGAGCGGTGCGAGTGGTCGGATCTGCACGTCGACGAGTGCGCCCACTGCCAGGGCTTGGGCTCCCCCGTGGTGAGCATCGGCACAGTGGAGCGGGTGCTCGGCCGGCGCGCCCCGGAGTACCGGTTCCGGGACCGGGTGTGGCGCGTCGAGATCCCGGTGCCCACGTCGTGCGAGCACAGGCGGGACGACCTGTGCCCGGAGTGCGACGTGCTGCTGGACGGTCTGCTGTACGACCTGCCGGAGCTGATCGAGCAGCTCACCATCGCGCTGCGGAAGGGCCACCGGTTCGCGCCGCACGGGTTCCGGCGGGGCGACGTGGAGCGCCCGGACGAGGCGCCGATCCCGTGGTCGCCGGCCGCGGCCACAGCCCTGGATCGTCTGCGCCGGATCGTGACTGATCGGCCGGAGGACCGCCGTGTGCTGCTGCGCCGGCTGTCGGCGGCCGCGGCGCGTGCGCACCGGGTGATCGACCGGCCGCGGGACCGGGATGTGACCGCGTGCCCGGTGTGCCGCTCGGAGATCCCGCTGCCGGCGCGCACCGCGGAGGCCGAGGTGCCGATCGTGTGCCCGGCCACCGAGTGCTCGTACAGCGCGTCGTGGGACCAGCACCAGGCGGACCTGCTGGACGCCTCGGGGGACGTGATGCTCACAGCGGAGGAGGTCCGGTTCGTGCTCGCTCGCAACGGGGAACCGATCTCCCGGCAGCGGATCTCGTACTTGGTGCAGCGGCATGGTTTGCCTCGGGAGCGGATAGTGGTGCCGTCGTGGCGTGGGAAGCGGCTGGTGACGGACGCCCAGTGGGCGTACCGGCTGCGGGACGTGCGAGATCTCCAGGCGAGGCTGGCGTCATGAACGAGCTTGAGACCGCCAACTCCTGGGACGTGCAGGTGTGCACCATCAGCGGTTCCACTCACGACTGGCGGCCGTACCGGTATCAGCGGTGGGGCGCCGACAGAACCTCATGGCGATGCGTGTGGTGTCACGCGGTCGCGTGCGGCAACTACGGCGAGCTCGACCCGTGCTGGCTTCCCTACCACCACAGAGGTGACCACCGCTCACGGAGCGGTGTGGCCTGGCCGCTTGGGGGCGATCGGCCCGACCCACTGCCGCGCCCCAGGTGACCCCAAATGCCCCCAAATGCCCCTAGATGCACCTCGATGCATGCGCAGGTCTGCTAGCGTTGGACACGTGGGCGACGTTTACCGTCCCCGAAAGTAGACCGCCCGGCCTCTCAGGGGCCGGGTTTCTCATGCCGCCAGGCGCGGCAGCCACAGGCCAGGAGCCCACCCCCGAACGTCCGCTGCGAGGTGATGCCCCCATGGCCGGTGCCACCATCCCCACCAGCAGCGAGCAGCGGGCCCGAGTACTCCAGCTCCACTCCGAAGGCTACGGCCGCAACGAAATCCACCGCCGCACCGGAGTCGCCGCCGCCGTCGTCACCAAGATCGTCTCCGAGGCCGGGCTGAGCTTCGACCGGACCGCCACCAGGGCCGCCACCGCAGCCCGCCAAGACGACCTCGCCGAGGCCCGCTCGCAGGCCCTGCAGGGCATGTACGCCGAGACGCTCACCGTGCTGCAGCGGCTCACCAACCCCGGCGAGTTCCGGACCATCCTCAAAGCCAGCTTCGGCGAGGAGAAGGTCAAGACCCTCGACTTCATTCCGGCCCGCGACTACAAGGAACTCGCCGCCGCGGCCGCCCAGCTCGCCCTCGCCGCCAACCGCCTCGAACAGGCCAACAACCCGCAAGCCGAGAAGGTCCGGGGCTTGCTCGGCGACATCGCCGGCCAACTCGGGCTCTGACCGATGCTGGGCGACAAGCAGCTGCTGTCGATCCGCGAGTCGACCGCGTCCGTCAACGTCTGGGTTGGGGCCATCCGGTCTGGCAAGACCATCGCCAGCCTGCTGCGGTTCGTGATCCGCTGCGCGAAACCCTCCCGCGGCGGCGAGGTCGTCATCATCGGCCGCACCAGGGACGCCGCGTGGCGCAACGTGATCGGGCCCCTCCAGTCACCCGCGATCGTCGGCAGCGAGGTCGCCGACCAGATCCTCGGCAACTACGGGGCGCCGACCGTCAGCATCCTCGGCCGCCGCGTGTACGTGATGGGCGCCAGCGACGTGAAGGCCGAACTGGTGCTGCGCGGCCTGACGGTGGAGATCGCGTACGTGGACGAGATCACCACAATCCCCGAGCTGTTCTTCGTCCAACTGCTGGGCCGCATGTCCGTGGAGGGTGCCCAGCTGTTCGGCACCACGAATCCGGACGGCCCGCAGCACTGGCTGAAGGTCAACTACCTCGACCGGCTGTCGAGCCTGCCTCACTGGCGGCGTTGGCACTTCACGATGGCCGACAACCCGGGCCTCACCGACGACTACAAGGCCCAGAAGGCCGCCGAGTTCACCGGGCTGTGGTACCGGCGGTTCATCCAGGGCGAATGGGTGCAGGCCGAAGCGAGGTGATGCCCCCATGGCCGGTGCCACCATCCCCACCAGCAGCGAGCAGCGGGCCCGAGTACTCCAGCTCCACTCCGAAGGCTACGGCCGCAACGAAATCCACCGCCGCACCGGAGTCGCCGCCGCCGTCGTCACCAAGATCGTCTCCGAGGCCGGGCTGAGCTTCGACCGGACCGCCACCAGGGCCGCCACCGCAGCCCGCCAAGACGACCTCGCCGAGGCCCGCTCGCAGGCCCTGCAGGGCATGTACGCCGAGACGCTCACCGTGCTGCAGCGGCTCACCAACCCCGGCGAGTTCCGGACCATCCTCAAAGCCAGCTTCGGCGAGGAGAAGGTCAAGACCCTCGACTTCATTCCGGCCCGCGACTACAAGGAACTCGCCGCCGCGGCCGCCCAGCTCGCCCTCGCCGCCAACCGCCTCGAACAGGCCAACAACCCGCAAGCCGAGAAGGTCCGGGGCTTGCTCGGCGACATCGCCGGCCAACTCGGGCTCTGACCGATGCTGGGCGACAAGCAGCTGCTGTCGATCCGCGAGTCGACCGCGTCCGTCAACGTCTGGGTTGGGGCCATCCGGTCTGGCAAGACCATCGCCAGCCTGCTGCGGTTCGTGATCCGCTGCGCGAAACCCTCCCGCGGCGGCGAGGTCGTCATCATCGGCCGCACCAGGGACGCCGCGTGGCGCAACGTGATCGGGCCCCTCCAGTCACCCGCGATCGTCGGCAGCGAGGTCGCCGACCAGATCCTCGGCAACTACGGGGCGCCGACCGTCAGCATCCTCGGCCGCCGCGTGTACGTGATGGGCGCCAGCGACGTGAAGGCCGAACTGGTGCTGCGCGGCCTGACGGTGGAGATCGCGTACGTGGACGAGATCACCACAATCCCCGAGCTGTTCTTCGTCCAACTGCTGGGCCGCATGTCCGTGGAGGGTGCCCAGCTGTTCGGCACCACGAATCCGGACGGCCCGCAGCACTGGCTGAAGGTCAACTACCTCGACCGGCTGTCGAGCCTGCCTCACTGGCGGCGTTGGCACTTCACGATGGCCGACAACCCGGGCCTCACCGACGACTACAAGGCCCAGAAGGCCGCCGAGTTCACCGGGCTGTGGTACCGGCGGTTCATCCAGGGCGAATGGGTGCAGGCCGAAGGCGCGATCTACGAGGCATGGGACGAAGGCCGGCACCTGGTCGACATCCTGCCGGACGGGCTGATCCCGCTCGGCGCGGGTGTCGACTACGGCACCACGAACCCGGCCCGCGGCGTGCTACTGGCCTACGGCGGCGACCCGGTCCGGCTCTACGTGACCGCCGAGTGGGACCCACCGAAAGGCACCGAGGCGCAGCGTTCCGCGAGCCTGCGGGCATGGCTTGACGGCACCGGCCCGGTGCCATGGGTGGCGGTCGACCCGGCCGCCGCCGGCTTCAAGCAGCAGCTGTTCACAGACGGCCTGTCGAACGTGGTCAGCGCGAGCAACGCGGTGCTGCCGGGCATCCGGCTCGTGTCGTCGCTGCTGGCCGCCGACCGGCTCCGCATCCACCGGTCGTGCACCGCCCTGATCAAGGAAATCCCCGGCTACATGTGGGACCCGAAGAAGACCGCGAAGGGCGAGGACGCGCCGATCAAGATCAACGACCATTCATGCGACGCGCTCCGCTACGCCTGCTACAGCACCCGGCACGTGTGGCGGCAAGCGATCCCGATCATCACCGCCACCGACGTGGCGCCAGGAACCGACAGCGAGGAGGTGACCGCAGCGTGATCATCCCCGCCGACTCCGTATGGCCACCCGCAGCCCTCGCCCCCATCACCGACCCGATCAACACGTGGGCCACCTGGTACGAGGGCGACCCGGAGAAACTGGCCGCCCTGTACGGCGGCTACAGCCAGCAGCAGCGTTACCGGCCCTCCCAGCACGCCAACGGCATGCAGGGCCGGATCTCGCGCTGGTGGTGGGGTCAGCCCGTGCCGACCGGCCAGACGCGCGCCAAGTCGCACGTGCCGGTCGCCAGGGACATCGCCCGCGCGTCCGCCTCGCTGCTGTTCGGTGAGGAGCTGCAGCTCGACACCGGCAAAGTCGACCAGGCGAGGCTGCGTGAGGTCCTCGACGGGAACCGCTGGCAGTCGCTGCTGCCCGAAGCGGCCGAGTACTGCGCAGCGCTCGGCGGCGTGTACCTGAAGATCGGCTGGGATCAGGGCATTGCCCAGTACCCGCTGATCAGCATCGCGCAGGCCGACGCCGCGATCCCCACGTTCCGGTGGGGCCGACTGGCCGGGGTCACGTTCTGGCAGGTCGTGCGTCGTGAAGGGGCCTCGGTGTGGCGGCACCTTGAGACGCACAAGCCGGGCCGGATCGACCACGCGCTGTACCAGGGCACCGCCACCCATCTGGGCAGGCTGGTGCCGCTCACCGAGTCGGATCAGACCGCGGACATCCCGGTGGACTCCCAGGCTGGCGTGCCGACCGGGACCTCGCTGCTGACCGCGGTGTACGTGCCGAACGTGAAGCCGGCGCCGGGATGGCGGAACGACCCGTTGGGCCGGAACCTCGGGTGCTCGGACTTCGCCGGGCTGGAGCCGAGGTTCGACGAGCTGGACGAGGCGTGGGGTAACTGGCGGCGTGAGATGCGGCTGAACCGCACCAGGATCATCGCCGCGTCGGCGCTGCTGGATTCCATGGGTCCCGGGAAGGGCGCGTCCTTCGATGCGGATCGGGAAGTGTTCGTTCCGGTACAGGCGGTGGCGGACGCACCTGGACTGCCGATCACGGTGATGCAGTCGAAGTTCACCGTCGAGGATCACGCCAAGACGGTGGAGGCGATCGCCAGGGACATCTACAGCGAGGCCGGCTACTCCCCGTCCACGTTCGGGTTGACGGACGATGTCGGGATCACCGCCACCGAGGTGGCTGCCCGCGAGCGGAAGACGATGACGACACGGGAGACGAAGTCGAGGTACTGGACGGCAGGCCTTGAGGACTTCCTGGAGTCGGTCACCGCGGTGGACCGGTTCGTGTTCAGCAAGGGCGAGCAGGTCCGGCCGAAAGTCATGTTCCCGGCCGCTGTGTCGCCGACGACGGACGAGGTCGCCAAGTCGGTGCAGCTGCTGAACTTGGCGCAGGCGGCGTCGGTGGACACTCGCGTGCGGATGATCCATCCTGACTGGACGGACGAGCAGGTAGGTGCGGAGGTGCAGCGGATCATGGTCGAGCAGAGCATGACCACGCCCAGCATCAACCTCGATCCGGAACTCGGGGGGGGCCTCCAGTGATGGACGCCCAGGACCTGAAGGCGAAGTACGACGCGCTGGGTGTCGCGGTGCGTGCGGGCGTGGACCCGCAGGACGCCGCCACCCAACTCGGCCTGAACGTGCGGTTCACCGGCGCGGTGCCGGTGTCGCTGCGGCTGCCGGAGCAGGACGCGGCCGCGCTCGAGCAGGCCTGACCCGTGGCTCTGACCGCCGAGCAGGTCGACCACCTGGCGGACCGTCTGGTGGCGCTGTACGGCGAGGCGGAACGCGTGATGCTGCACCGGGTCGCGCGGGCGCTCGCCGAGGGGCTCGACGGTCCGCGGTGGGCCGAGGAGAAGCTGCTGGAGTACCAGCTGCTGCAGGCCCGGCTCCGCGGGGACCTGACGAGCTTGGCGGGCAAGTCCGCCTCGGAGATCGCGGAAGCGATCATGCGGGCCTACAACGCCGGCCAGGCTGCGGCCCTGGCGGACATCGCTGTGGCGGGTGTGGCGGCGAAGGTGGCGGCCGGTGCGAACCCGGCCGGGTTGGCTTCGGTGCGGGCCTTGATCGGGGAGACGGTCACGTCGGTGCTCGACTCCCATCAGCGCATCCTGCGGGCCACGGGTGACATCTACCGGGCTGTGGTCGTGGAGGCGTCACCGCTGCAGCTGGTGGGTGCTGTGACCCGCCGGGAGGCCGCGCAGCGGGCGCTGAACGTGTTCGCGGATCATGGCATCACGAGCTTCGTGGACAGGGCCGGCCGCCGCTGGTCGATGACCAGCTACACCGAGATGGCGACCCGTACCGCGGCCCGGAGGGCGCAGGTGGAGGGTCACGCGGACCAGCTGCTGGCGCACGGTGAGGATCTCGTCATCGCGTCGGACCACTCGCAGGAGTGCGACCTGTGCCGCCCATGGGAGGGCAAGGTGCTCAGCTTGTCGGGCGCGCCACGGATCGACGGGGTTACGGTCGCCGGGACTCTGGACCAGGCGCGTGCCGCCGGTCTGCTGCACCCGGGCTGCCGTCACACGGTGGGCCTGTACCTGCCGGGTGTGACTGTGCCGCCGACGAGCACCGCTGACCCTCGGGGTGATGCGGCCCGGCAGGAGCTGCGGCGGCTGGAGCGTGGCGTCCGCGCGTGGCGGGCCCGGGAGGTGGTCGCGCTGGACCCGGCGGAGGCGGCGCGGTGCCGGGCGAAGGTGCGGGAGTGGCAGGCGAGGGTTCGCCGGCACGCCGCCGACACGGGCGTGAAGCGGCAGCCGCCACGCGAGCGGCTCGGCGCCGCACTCTAGGACTTGTGGTTGCGGGGTCAACTATCGGAAAACCTGCCCGGTAACTGACCACCGAACGTACCCCGGTTAAGGCTGGGCTGGGTGGCCCGTGGCGGGACCGCTAGCCCTGGCAGGTGTGCTTCCTTTCTCCACCTACGTCGACCGTGACAGCGGCCGAGTCAACCCAGCCTGCCCCGCACCACTCGATCTTGCCCCTTGCCGCCAGGCGCGGCACCAAACCGGCCCAGGAGGTCACTCGCATGTCCCAGCCAGGAAACCCGTTCGTCGTGCCCGGGATGGCCCCGGAACTCGCCGACATCATCAACGTCCACCGGGGCCTCTTCGGCGGCTTCACCATGACCGCCACCCCGCCCGAGGGTGCGCCCGCAGCCCCCGACGACGCAGGGCAGCCCCCGGTGGCACCCGCCGCGACCCCTGAGCCACCCAAGGCCCCCGAGGCACCCGCGTGGGACGGCAAGGTCGAGTCCCTCCCGCAGGGCGCCCAGGACCTGATCAAGGGTCTGCGCACCGAGAACGCCGCCAAGCGCACCGCAGCCAAGACCGCCGAGGGCGACGCCAACGCCAAGATCGCCGCCGCCCTCAAGGCCCTCGGCATCGACACCGGCACCGAGGACCCCGTCAAGGTCGCCGAACAAGCCAAGGCTGAACGCGACGCGCAGGCCGAATCAGCCAAGAACGCGCAGCGACAGCTCACCGTCTTCCTCAATGCGGGCGAGGCCGACCCGGCGCGCCTCCTCAAGTTCACCGATTTCCTCGACGCGATCAAGGGTCTGGAGCCCTCCGACGTCGACGGCATCAAGAAGGCCGTGGCGGACGCCGTGACGGCCAATCCATGGCTCAAGGCGGTCCAGGTGCCCGCCAAGAGCGGCCCAGAGTTCAACGGCGGGACCGGCGGACAGGGCAAACCCACCACCCTCGAAGACGCCATCGCAGCCAAGCTCGGCGCCTCCAACTGAACCCTGAACAAGGAGAACCACCATGCCCGTCACCCTCGCCCAGGCGAAGCTGAACGTCACGGACGACGTCGACGTCCAGATCATCGACGAGTTCCAGAAGTCGAACGATGTGCTGAACCGGCTCACGTTCGACCCGTGCGTGTCCGGAGCCGGCAACGGCGCCACCCTCACGTACTCCTACACCCGCCAGATCACGCAGCGGGGCGCCGCGTTCCGCGCGATCAACAACGAGTACGTCCCGGCGGAGGCCACCAAGCAGCGCTACAGCGTGGACCTCAAGCCGCTCGGCGGCTCGTTCCAGATCGACCGGGTGCTCGACCAGATCGGGCAGGCCGCAGAGACCGCGTTCCAGATGCGGGAGCTGATCAAGGCGTCCAGCGCGAAGTTCAACGACGCGTTCTTCAACGGCGACACCGCGGTGGACGCCAACGGCTTCGACGGGCTCAACAAGTCCCTCGCCGGGACCGCCACCGAGTACCTGCCGCTCAGCAACGGGGTGACCACCGGCTACATCGACTGGACGGCGATCGACACCCAGGCGAAGGCAATCCAGGCCCTCGCCCACGTCGACGCGTGGCTGTCGCTGCTGGACGGCCGCCCGGACGCGATCTACATGCCGAAGAAGGCGAAGGCCCTCTTCAAGACGATCGCGTCTCTCGCTGGCCAGTACCAGCTCGACAAGAACACGATCGGGCAGCCGGTCGACACCTACAACGGCATCCCGTTCGTCGAGCCGGGCACGATCGCCGGCGCGAACACCGACGTCCTGGCGCTCGCCACTCGCGACACCGATGGCGCGGGCGGCGGCGGGAGCATCACGGGCCTGGCCGACTTCTACGCGGTCCGGTTCGCGCTGGACGGCGTGCACGGCGTGCAGGTCGCGGGTGCCCAGTTCGTGCGGAACTGGATGCCGGACTTCAGCACCGCCGGTGCTGTGAAGACCGGTGAGGCCGAGATCAGCCCGGTGGCGATCGTCGTGAAGAAGACGAAGGCGGCCGGCGTGCTCCGCAACATCAAGGTCGCGTGAGCCATGGCGATCCGCATCGTCGCCCCGGCGAAGGTTGACGGCGAGCACACCTACGGGCAGCTCGTGGTCACCTTCGTCGATGGTGTGGCTGAGGTCGAGGACCTGCCGCTGGGTGTCGAGCAGTACATGCGCGGCGCCGGCTACCAGGTCGAGCGGGTCGAGGCCGAGCCGGAGCCTGCCGCCGAGCAGGCCGAGGCTGTGGCCCCGGCCGAGCCGGAGCCTGCCGCGAAGCCCGCCCGGAGGAAGTGAGCACCATGGCCAGGATGTACGCCAGCATCGACGACTTCGGGGACGTGACCGTCACCGAGGACCAGATCCGGCGTGCATCCCTGGCCGTGGACCGGGCCCTGATCGGCGCCCTGTACGCCACCGACGACCAGGGCATGCCCACTGATCCGGATGTGGTGGAGGCGCTGCGGGATGCCACCGTGGCGCAGACCCGGGCGATCGCGTCGACCGAGACTGGCGGGCCAGCACTCAAGTCGGCGACGATCGGGCGGGCGTCGTACACGTACGTGGACGCGACCCCGGGCGGACTCACGCTGCCCGCGGGTGGCCGTCTGTGCCCGGATGCGACCACCATCCTGCAGCTCGCCAGCTTGGTACCGGCTGGTGTCGAGGTCCGGGGCTGACATGACTGAACCCATGTCCGGGCGGCTGGCCGCCGGTGGGCGCATCGTGGGAGAGCGTGGCCCCGAGATCGTCATCAACGTCAACGAAGGACTTGTGTTCACCCCCGACGAGATTGCCGCCATCCTGCGGCGCCGACGCCGAGGTGGTCCACGTGGCTGACCTGCCTGCCCGGTTCCAGCCGCACACCGTCACCGTCTCCACCCGTGTGGGTGTGACCGGCGCCGGAGAAGTCTTCGCCGACCCGGTACCGGTGAAGTGCTGGCGGGACGACGAGGTGCGTCTGGTGCGTGACGCGGACGGCCAGCAGGTCGTGTCGTCGACCACCCTGTACACCTCCGACCCCCGGGACCTTTGGGCGCCGGGCAGCGTGGTGGACGTGGACGGCCGGGACGCCACGGTGATCGCGGCCGCCCGGCACGACGACGCCGGGATGGGTGTGTGGCAGCACACCGAGATCGTCCTCACCTAGGAGGCGGCCGTGGCTCTCGACATCGACAAGGCGCTCCGGGTGATCCGCGAGGCTGCCGCTGACGGCCTGTACCGGGCCGGGGAGCATGTCCTCAACGAATCGAATCGACGCGTGCCGCTCGAGTACGGCGACCTGCAGGGCTCGGGCACCGTGTCGGAGGACCGGGCCCGACTTGAGGTTGCGGTGTCGTACGACACGCCGTACGCCGCCCGGCAGCACGAGGAGATGTCGTACCGCCACGACCCGGGCCGGAGCGCGAAGTTCCTGGAGACGGCTGCGAACGGCCAGGCGAAGACCGCCGGCCAGATCGTGGCCAACACGGTGCGGGCGAGGGTCGGGAACTGATGCCGCGCCGCATCCATGCGCGGCTCGAGATCGGCTCGTGGTGGGTCCAGATCGGGCGCACCCCCCCCCAGACGTGACGCCTGAACAGTCGTCGCCGCAGGTGGACACCCCACCGCCGCAGACGTTGTGGGCACCCGAGTACGTCGGCTTCGTCCGCATCCCCGACCCGACCGAGTAGGAGGCCGAGGTGGCAGTCGAAACCCAGCTGGTGCACGGCATCGCCGGCCAGCTCGCCGCTGCCAGTATCGGCACCTGGTCCCTCATGGTGCCGTACACCAAAACCCAGGTCGGCATCTACGACGGGCCGATCGGCGCCACCACGCCCGAAGGCATCGGGCTGGCCACCTACCCGGTGTCCGACCCGGTCGACACCGAGAGCATCATCGGCCTGCAGATCACCCTCCGGTCCAAGACGAAGGCCGCGCTACGGGACCGCGCCGAAGCGATCTTCCAGCAGCTCCACGCCGCGTGGGGGCTGCAGCTCGACGGGCTGCGGATCGACCAGCTGACCCGCGAATCCTCCGCCGACTTGGGCATCGACGAAGCCGGCGCCTACCTGCGCACCGACAACTACTACGCCACCCTCAACAACCCGACACCGAACCGAACCCCTTAGGAGACACACCATGTCCGCACCCGTGTTCGAAGAGACCGCTGGCGCCACCCTCAACCGCAAGTGGCTGCTTGAAGTTGACGTCAGCGAGGACGACACCCCCGAGTGGGAGCCGCTGACGAACATCACCGACTTCAAGCAGACGACGCCGCTCACCACCCAGGACGTGACCGACTTCGAGTCGGAGGGCTGGAAGTCGACGGTCGGCACCGCTCTGGAGTGGGTGGTGGTCGCGAAGGTGAACCGCAAGGTGACCGCCGCAGACTCGAAGAAGTACCCGGCGGCGCAGGAGGCGCTGCTGGCGGCGTCCCGCAAGCTCGGCATCAGCAACCGGGTGCACGTCCGGACGTTCGAGCTGGAGCCGTCCGGCCCGCGGCCGAAGGCGCTGGAGGGCTACATGACGGTGCAGTGGGAGGACGACGGCGGCGACTACTCCGCGAAGTCGAGCGCCACGATCACCCTCAACGGCCAAGGCAAGCCGGACGAGGTCACCCACCCGTACGCCGCCTGACCCCCTGATCGCCGCGGCGGGGACTGATCCTGGCGGTCCCCGCCGCGCGCCTCACCGCGCCAGGAACCCAGGAAAAGACCACCAGGAGAGCCAAGTGTCTGATCCCACGTGCTTCGAGCAGCTCGACGACTACGGCAACGCCCGCCTGATCCTCACCATGGCCGGGAAGCAGTACGCGATCCCCGACGTGAACCCGATCGTGGGCCGCAAGGTGATGCGGATGCTCGCTGTGGGCGTGAAGGTCGCCGAAGGCCAGGAGATGACCGACGCGGACCGCGACCAGTTCGTGCTCGACGACGAGGAGGAGGCGGCGCTGCTCGCCGAGATCCTCGGCCCGGCGCTCGACCAGATGACCGCGGACGGGGTCGGGTGGCGGCGCCTGCAGCACGTCCTGCAGACCGCCATGGTGTGGATTGCGCAGGGCCCGAGCCGTGCCGCTCTGATCTGGGGCTCTTGGGGCGCTGAGGTGACCCCAAAAGCACCGCAGGACCGCAGGCGTCGATCGGCCCGTACCGCGACCTCGTAGACCCCCGGTCGGGTCAGCCGCTGTTCGAGGAGCCCGAGCCGTCCGGCCCCACGTGGCTGGACCTTTTCGCGCACTGGTCGCTGATCGAGGCCGACCTGCACGAGCGGTACGGCATTGACCTCGGTGACAGCGAGCTGATGCGGGCCCGCACGTGGCGCTGGCTCCAGGCCCGCATCACCGGGCTACTCACCCTGCCACCCACCGTCACCCTCGCTTACGGCCACCCGCCGCTCGTGATGCCCGCCACCCGGCTCGGCTTCGCCCTCAACCCTCCCGGGAAGGAGTAGCCCGATGGCGCTGGATCTCGGCACGCTCGCCGCCCGGATGAAGCTGGACGACTCCGAGCTGCGGAAGGGCCTGAAGAAGGCTGACGCGGACGCCGAGAAGGCTGGCGCCGAGATCGGCGAGGGTGTCGAGAAGGGGTCCCGTCCGGGGTTGGCGAAGCTCGGCATGGCGATCGCCACGGTCGGGCTGGCAGCTGTTGCTGCGGGCGCGAAGGCGGTCGGGCTGGCGGGCGACTACGAGCAGTCGGTGGGTGCGGTCGACACGGTCTTCAAGCAGTCGGCGGCCCAGATCCATAGGTGGGCTGACAGTGCCGCCACCGACGTCGGCCTGACGGGCAATGCGTACAACGAGCTGGCCACGCTGATCGGCACGCAGCTGAAGAACGCGGGCACCAGCATGGAGGAGCTGGCGCCCAAAACGAACGACCTGATCGCGCTCGGCTCCGACCTGTCGTCCATGTTCGGCGGCTCCACGAAGGAAGCCGTCGAGGCGCTGTCGTCCGCCCTGAAGGGCGAGCGGGACCCGATCGAGCGGTACGGCATCACCCTGAATGAGGCCAACATTCAGGCCGAGGCGCTCGCGCTGGGACTGGTGAAGCCGGTCAAGAACATGGACCTGATCAAGGCCAAGCAGAACCAGGCGATCATCGCGCAGCGCAAGTACAACGAGGCCGTCAAGGAACACGGCAAGAACAGCGACGAGGCGCTCGCCGCGGAATCGCGGCTGCTATCGGCGAACGCGGGCCTGGAGAAGGCCCTGCAGGGTTCAACCCCGCAGATCTCGTCGCAGGCGAAGGCCACGGCCACCCTGAGCTTGATCACGAAGCAGTCCGCCGATTCACAGGGTCGGTTCGCTGACGAGGCCAACACCATGGCGGGTCAGATGCAGCGAGCGCAGGCCACGGCCGAGGACATGGCCCGCAAGGTCGGCACGGTTCTGCTGCCCGCCGTCACCAAGGTGATGACGTTCATCAACGACGTCGGCTTGCCGGCGCTCGAGGACCTCGGCGCTGGGCTCGCGGACGCCGGCCAGTGGATTCAGGACAACGCCGACTGGCTGGGCCCGCTCGCGATCGCGGTCGGTGTGCTCGGCGCCAGCCTGGCGGCCCTGGGGCTGGCCGGCTACATCTCGCTCCTCGGCGGGCTCGGCTCGGCGTTCGTGACGCTCGCCACCCGGATCAGCCTCACCACGGTCGCGACGAAAGCGAAGATGGCGGCCGAGCTGGTCGCCTCGGGCGCATCGAAGGCCATGGCTGCCGCCCAGTGGCTCGTCAACGCCGCCATGTCGGCGAACCCCATCGGCCTGGTGGTGCTCGCAATCGCCGCCCTGGCGGCCGGCCTGGTGTACGCCTACCAGCACTCCGAAACCTTCCGGAACGTGGTCAACGCGGCGTTCGAGGCGGTCGCGGCGGCCGGGCGGTGGCTGTGGAACAACGCACTGCAGCCGGCCCTGTCCGCCATTGTGGGCGGCTTCGCGTGGGTGGTGCAGGGCATCGCGAACATGGTGACCGCCCTGTCGAAGATCCCCGGGTTCGAGTGGGCGAAGGGTGCGGCGGACGGCCTGAACACCCTCGCGGCGAACGCGCGGGGCGCCGCCGACAGCATCCAGAAGATCCCCGACCCGAAGGTCGACACCGGCGACAGCCGGGCCCAGGTCGCCGAGCTGGACCGGCAGATCAAGGACATCAAGGGCAAGATCGTCGACGCGAAGGCCCGCGGCGACTGGGCCGAAGTGAACCGGCTGAAGGAGAAGCTGGCCGAGCTGAAGGACAAGCGGGTTGACGTCAACGCGCACGTCAAGAAGACCGGCGTCACCACCCTCAAGCTGAAGGACATCGGGCAGGGGTCGCTGAAGATCTCCGCCTATGCGCGCGGCGGCATGTTCGCGGCCGGCACGTACGCACTCGTCGGCGAGGAAGGCCCCGAGCTGGTCCGGTTCAACGGCTCCGGCGGGCAGGTGTATCCGGCGGCGCAGACACAGCGGATGCTGGCCGGCACGTCCCGGCAGGTGCAGCCCGGCCGCAGCACGGGCACCAGTGCCGGTGCGGCCGAGGGCGACACCTTCAACTTCTACGAGGTGTCCGACCTTGGGGCGATCTCGGCGGAGATCACGAGGCGTCAGACGATGGCGAGGGTGTGAGCACGGTGGCCGGTTTCGTGATCCTCGGCGGCATGCCGCTGTCCGGTGTGGAGCCCGACACGGGCGTGGAGTGGAAGGTCACCAGCATCGACTGGTGGAACTCCCCGGCCCCCACCCCGGCGTCCACCAAGCGCCCCAACAGTCACGGCGTGTGGGTGGGCGAATCATGGCTACCTGGGCGCACCGTGGCGATCGTCGGCACCATGACCGCACCCACCCCCGCGGCCGGCGAGGACGCGGCGAACCGGCTCGCGCGGGCCGCCGCGCTCACCGACACACTGCTGCAGGTCGCGTCCCCGCTGCCGCTGTCGGTGGTGGTGCGCCGCTCCGGTGACGTGATCGCCACCCCGCAGGAGGGGCAGCTGACGGTGTGGAAGTGGTCGGTGCAGCTGCTGGCCGCCGACCCGCGCAAGCTGGGCGACCCGCTGCAGGCGTCCACCGGCCTGCCGTCGACCTCCGGCGGCCTTGCGTTGCCGTTCACCCTGCCGACCCCGATCAGCGCGTCGGTGGTGTCCGGGCTGGTGTCGCTCACCAACCCCGGCAGCATCGCGGGCCCCGCCAGGCTGCGGATCGACGGCCCGGTGTCCGGCCCGATCGTCACCCACGTCACCAGCGGCCGCTCGCTCATCTTCGCGTCGTCGCTGGAACTGGGGGCGGGTGAGTTCCTGACCGTCGACATGGAACGCCGCCAGGTACTCGCCCAGGGCGAATCGTCCCGCAACGGCTGGGTCACCTCCCGCGGCTGGTCCGCGTTCGAGCCAGGCAGCAACACCTGGGCCTTCACCAGCGTCGGCTCGACCACAGGTGGCCTGCTGACCGTCACCGCGACCCCCGCATGGATGTGACCTGATGGCCTACTCGTGGCTCGCGGTCGACGCCCTCACCGGCCGAATCATCACCGACATGCCCGGCATCACCTGCGACAAGGTCGGCGCCACCCTCGGCGACTTCTGGACGGGCGCCGCAAACCTGTCGGTCGCCGGCGCACCACCGGACTGGCTGCGCGCCACCGCACCCTGGTCGACCTACCTTGTGCTGCTGGACGACGAGCAGCCGGACCCGGTGTGGGGCGGCTGGATCGCGTACCGGTCCCGCAGCGCATCAGACACCGTGCTGCTGACCATCTCCACCTGGGAGGCGTACCTCGCCAGGCGGTTCGTGCGCGACCTCGTGTACACCGGCACCGAGCAGTGCGCCCTCGCCGCCCACATGGTCGGCCAGTGCGTGACCTCGGCCGCACCACCGCAATCCGTGCCGCCCGCCCTGATCGTCGAGACGACACCCGGATCAACCCTGCGTGACCGCACCTACGAGTCCGCGTCCGACAAGACCGTCCTCGCCGCACTACAGGAGCTGTCCGGGGTCGACGGTGGCCCGGAGTGGACGGTGACGTGGCGGCACCTGACCGGCCCCGAACGGTACGTGCCGGTGCTCACGATCGCGGACCGGATCGGCGTGTCCCCGCCGGCCGGGCTGGCGCCCGCCGCCACCTTCGAAATGCCCGGACCCGTGGTCGACTTCCAGCTGATCGAAGACTGGTCGACCGACGCTGCCGCGAACAACGTGATTGCCACCTCGACCGCTGAGGGCGATGTGCGGCCCCAGTCGTCGCCGCACATCTACCCAGACCCGGTCCGGCCGACGCTCGAGTACCGGTGGACCCCGTCGACGTCGATCACGAACGTCGCGACGCTGGACGCTCACGCCGCGGCGGCGGTCGCGGTGATGTGCGACGGCGGCACGGCGCTCACCGTGACCGCGGCGAAGCAGGACGCACCGGTGCTCGGGGTGGAGTGGCGGATCGGTGACGACATCGGCTACCGCATCCAGTCGCCGGCGGTGGGCCTGCTGGAGGGTGTCGCGCGAGCGATCGGCTGGGAGGCCGTGACGCAGGGCGTGGAGACGGTCTCGCCGATCCTGGCCAGCGAGGAGGACTTGTAGTGCCTTCGCTGTCGAGCCAGGTGCCGCCCCGGGAGGATTGGATCGGGCGGGAGCTCCGGAAGCTCCGTAGTGACCTGATGGAGGCTGTCGCCTCGGTGTCGAAGTCGCTGGCGCCGCAGGTGGCTGATATTGCGGCGGCGCAGGCGCAGCTGCAGCTGGTGGTGGCGGACCTTACCAGCCAGCAGGGTCAGCTCACGGCGGCCCAGGCGGCGCTGGCGGCGCAGCAGACGGCCCTCACCACAGCCCAGGCGGATCTGACCACGGCGCAGGCCGCGATCGCCGCGCAGGTGGCGTTCTTGGCTGGCCAGACGGCGTCGGCGGAGGCGGTGCCCGGGTCGCTGACGACGGTCACCACCAACCCGGCCACCTCGAACGTCAACGACACGTGGGTGGCGTACAACTCGGCGGCGGACGCCACGGTCACCATCACCACCAGCAGCACCGGGAAGCTGATCTTCCAGGCGGGCGGCTACCTCTCCGTCTACTCCCTGAACTTCGCGTACGCGCGCGGCTTCATCGGTGTCGAGATCCTGCAGGCCGGCAGCCAGGTGCGGGCGCCCGGCAACGGGGACGGCAACTTCACCAGTGTGTGGGATGCGAACGCCCAGATCATCAACGCGAACGCGGGCCACCAGCACATGGTGACCCTGTCCCCGAACACCACGTACACGCTGCGCTGCCGGCGCGGCTGGTCGGTCGGCGCCGGCAACGCGGGCGCGATCGCCACGACCGTATTCCAGGGCACGTCCCTGACTGTCACCAAGCTCGGAATGTGAGGACACCATGACCACTGTCGGTTGGCCACTGGACGCCGTTTCGGGCGCCCCGTCGTACACGGGCCGCGCGCTCCGCACCGCCTCCCTCGCGCCGCTGCTGGCGGGCGCGACCGCAACCAGGCCGCTGGGTGCCCGTTCGGGTGTACGCCCGGGTACCCCGTCGACCACGGTGACGGTCGCCGGGTCGACGTGGGCGGTCGCCCCGCACGCGGGCGTGCTGGATGTGGAGGCTGCCGCGCAGGCCGGTCCGTACGGCTACGCGGTGGTGGCGGCCGAGTCGGGCAGCATTGTGGCTGCTGATGCCACGTATGCGCGCTGGGATCTGATCTCGGTGCAGCTGTCGGACCCTGCGGAGGGTGATGGCACCACGACTCCGGGTGTGTCGATCGTGTACACGGCGGGCACGCCGGCGGCGGCGCCTGCGCAGCCGGCTACTCCGTCGCGGGCGATGCCGTTGGCGCGGATTGTGGTGCCGAAGTCGGGTGGCGGGGCCGCGTCGGTGGTGTGGCTCGCGACGCATTGCGGCCTGGCGGATGGTGTGTCGTGGTTCGAGACGGAGGCTGCCCGGGACGTGGCGATCCCGGCGGCGCAGCGCAGGGCTGGCATGAAGGCCGTTATCGGATCGGGCGCCGCGATGGCCGAGTACACCTGGAACGGCAGCGGGTGGAAGCTGGTCGCCGAGGACACCGGGTGGGTCACGACCGGGCTGACGCTCACCCCCGGCACCAACTGGGCGGTCACTTCGTACCGGCTGCGCCGCATCAACGGCAGGGTCACTGGCACCATCGTCCTGACCTACTCGGGGAGCTCTATCGCGACCAATACGGGCGGTGCGGCCGCCGCCGAGCAGACCATGGTGACTCTGCCGGCGGGCTGGAATGCGGCCGGCTACACAGCCCAGCCGGATCTGGCGCGACTGCGCCGCGCCGACGCCGGCGGCGTCTCCCAGATCTGGTGGGCCCGTGGGTTCTCCACGGGTGCGTACAACATCACCGCCGGGCCGCCTTCGGCCAGCTTGCCGTCCGGCGGAGTGCTGTGGCTGTACGTCGACCACCCCGTGGACTGATCAGCTCGTGTAGTGGTCCACGAAAGCACGCCTCAATGACACTCTCCCCGCCACCGAAGGAGTGCCCACCTTGCCGACCCCACCCGCCGAGACCTCTGCATGGATCTGGCTGCTCGCGGTCGTCGGACCCCCGACGATCACCGGCATCGTGGCGATCTTGGTGGCGCTGATCACCCGCCGCGACACCAAAGCCGCCCTGGCCAAGACGGACAAGACGCTGACCAGAGTCGCTGAGGACGCCGCCGCGAGCAGGTCCCAGACCGAGAACGAGCACCTCGACGCGGAGTTCCCGAACTTGCGCGAGGAGCTAACGGCGTTCCGGACCGACACCAGCGCCGCGCTCGCCTCGATCCGGGAGGACGTCGGCGGCATGCACTCCGAGGTGCGTGACGTCCGCAAGGACCTCACCGGGATCCGCACCGACGCCCGACGCGACCGACGCAAGCTCTCCGAGCAGGAGCAGGCGCTGGATGAGCACATCGCCGACGTGACCCGCATCGTCGAAGAGACCAAGCGCAGCCACGTGGCGGAGTGCCCGCTGCGCCAGCAGTAACCCCCCGGTCCCTACCCGAGCCCCGGCCATCCGGTCGGGGCTTTCGCATGCTCGCACAACCCAGGGAGGACCCCATGAGCGACACCACACCCGCACCGGACGAGCCCGTCGAGCCGGCCGACGACTTCGACACCGCCGCGCCGCCCGTCGACCAGCCCGAGGACGGCGACGACGGCTACATCCCCGAGGAGGCGTGATGGCGGCAAGCACGACCGGGATCGGCGGGAAGTACTGGCTGTCCGGTGACGCGGCCGCGTCCTTCCTGCGGCTCTTCGCCGACTCCGGTGACCTGGCCGGGCTGATCGCCGCGGGCCGCACCTACGCCGAGCAGGCGATCCTGTACGCCCTGTACAAGGCCGGGAAGGGCAACCTCGCCGCGAAGCCGGGCACGTCGCTGCACGAGTCCGGGTTGGCGATCGACGTGACCCGCGGCACCCCGCTGCACACCTGGCTGACGAAGGGCGGCGTGCCGCTCACCGTGAAGTCCGGGGAATCCATCCGTGCCCACGAGTACGGCTGGTACCGCACCGTGCCGTCCGAGGCGTGGCACTTCCGTTACTACCGGGCCAAGGATCGGCACCGGTCGGCTGCGCTCGCCGCCCGGCTGGCCGCGCTCGGATACGGCAGCCTGACCGCCTTCCAGAAGGCCCACGGCCTCACCGCGGACGGCGTCGATGGACCGATCACGTGGACCGCCCTCCTCGCCGCCATCCCGAACGACACGCAGCCCACCCCTGATGGCAGCGTGAATCTGCGGGTGGCGTCGTACAACGTGCAAGCGAAGCGGTGGGGCGGCGGCACCTACGCCGCCGACTCCGCTTTCGTCAAGACCACCCTGCGGCCGTCGATCCTGATGGTCCAGGAAGCCGAAGAGGACGCCCGCGACGCGATCCGGGAGGCCACCGGCTTCAGGGTGTGGCCACTCGGCTACGTCGGACTGCTGTGGGATCCGACCAAGTGGGACAACGGGCCGCGGCTCGGGTGCGGCTTCGGCACCGCCTACCACGGCGTCGTCGGCTGCGAGCTGACCCGGCGCACCACCGGCCGGACCCTCGTGGCCGCCTCGGTCCACATCCGGCCCACCGCCGCGTTCAAGACCACCGCGGCGGCGAAGGCAGGGAAGAAGGCCGACATCGCCAAGGTGATCAAGCTCCTGGCCAAGTACCCGCGGGTCGTGGTCGGCGGCGACTGGAACACCGACGCGAAGGCCCAGATGGTGGCCGCCGGATACACGCTGGCCACCCCGTACAGCGACACCCACGACAACCAGGGCATCCAGCACTTCGACGGCATCTTTACCCGCGGACTGACCGACCGCACCGGCGGCCGGATCACCCCCACCGCCGCGTCCGATCACCACGGGCTGATCGCGAACCTCACCATCCCCACCATTCCCACTGCCTGAGGAGGCATCGTGTCCGACCCCATCGTCCCCACCGTCGTCAAGACCGCCGCCAAGCGTGGCTTCGTCCGGACCGCCACCCAGTCGCTCGCCTCGGCGATCCCGACCACGGCCATCGCGATCACCCTGTCCGGCGACTGGCTGCTCGGCGTCGGCCTCGGCGTCGCCTCAGCAGTCGTGACCGCCGGGCTCGCCGGCGCCGCCTCCTACCTGTCCATCATCTCCAAGGGCGTGCCCGAGGAGTACATCGCCGCCGGCGGGGCCGGGTCCTGATGCGCGTGTACTGGACGGTCGCCGCTCTCGTGGCGGCGGCCGTCCTGCTCGCCCTGCTGCTATGACCCCGTCGAGCTGCGGCAACCAGCACGCCATCCACCACGCGGGCCGGGCTGTCACGCTGGCCTGCTCGATCGACGCCGGTCACGACGGCAGTCACCAGTGCTACTGGCGGGACCGGCTCCACGAATGGCCCTGACCGACGCAACGGCGCCCCCACCCTTTTCCCGGGTGGGGGCGCTTTCGTGCGTTCAGGCTCGGGCTGCGTGGAGCCTCGCGGCGATCGCCTGCCGGATCCACTGCGACCTGGTGACACCCTCGGCCTGTGCGATGGCGTCGATCTCGGCGAGTGTGTCGGCGGGGAGCCGGATCTGGATCGGCTCCCCGACCGCCGGACGACCCGGGCGGGTCACTGCTCCCGCTCCACCGCCACCTGGAGGTAGGCCTCCTCGTCGCCGTAGTAGTCGCCGCGGTGGAGCTTCGACTCCAGCAGGCTGATCTGCTCGGTGGTCTCGGCCGGCGCCTCGGGGAAAAGCCCGCGAAGCGTGTCCGCGATCTCGTACCGGTCGATGCCGTGGTACTCGGTGCCGCTGATCCGGTCGGTGATGGTGTAGCTGCTCATCTGACTGCCTCTCTCGACTGCTTCGATACCTCGATTCTAGACCTACAGAACGCGGGTTGTCAACACACAAAAATGGAGATTCTTCCCGCCAGCTCACAGCGGCATCCACCTCGCGATGTCCGACCTCCGCAGCCACGACCGGCGCACCACCCCACGACGCTCCCACTCCACCCGCACCGCGTCATCGTCCACCCACAGCAGCCTGGCCGGAATCACGACCGCACCGGACGACCACACCAGCCTCGCGAGCACGAGCCGGTGCTGGCCGTTGTAGCCGCGGTGCTGGCCGTGCGGCTCCGAGATCGCATTGCGCGGGGCCGGGTAGAGCGGCTCGGCGCCGGTTCCGTAGCCCTCCATCGGACCATGATAATCGAACACCCGTTCGGCAGCGTGGGAACGATTTGGGAACGCGAACACCCCAAGCACCCAACATCGATCAGCGCAGCCAACCCACCCGCAAGCGTGCCCAACACAACCCAGCGCAACCACAGAACCACGGGCCACCCTTTCAAGGCGGCAGCGCGGGTTCGAATCCCGTTGGGGATGCCATTTGGCCGGCGTGGACGGCCCTTCGTGACGCTCGCTGGCGCTCGCTCCTCAGAGAACGGTGGAGGGGCAGCTCCCCCAGCG